AACTCACCAGTAGATCCCAAGGCCATACGGCCAACGCCTGCTAATCTTCTGCCAAAGTCGCCTGTAGCTCCCCTGGAGATCATTTCTTGTTGTGATAAACCAGACTCTAAATTACCGAGTCCTGTCCTGGTTGCACCGAGTCCTTGTTCGGCCAAGCCTCTTGCACGGCCCAAACCTGTTTCTAAAGCAGAAACACCTCGGCCATAAGCGTCTTGTGCGCCTTGTAAGTAAGAATCTTGTATACCAACACCTTCTCTGGCTAATTCTTGCGCTCTGAGCTGATCTGGACTTAATCCTGCAACTTTTTCTTCAATAACAACAGGTTTACCCTCATCGTCATAAAAAACCTTCTCAGCAGCTCTCATGGCTCCTGGTATAAATCCACCTTTACCGTCTAAACCGAATAATAATTGCTTAGTTAATGGATCTAATCCGCTTTCGACTCTGTTGACTGAGCTTACAAAAGGTTGTTCACCGAAGGCATCATAACCGGCACCAGTGTAAGGCGCAGGTGCAGTTTGTTGTACAGGTGGAACAAAACCTGGCAAAGGCACAGGATCACCAACTGGCATAGGCATTAATCTATCAATTCCTAGATCAGTTGGAGGAGGTATGTAATTAGGATCACTTGGATCAACTCTTGGTCCTGCTGTACCTAGTGGGTACTCGCCATAACCCGGTCCACCCATAGTGCCAACCATGCCCGGTGTAGCAGGCATGACAGGTGCATTAGGATTTAATCCAGGACCTCTCTGTATCCTATCTAAATCCATAGGAGGAGGAGGTACTCGTCTTGGTACAAAATTTAAGCCACTTGCTAAATTTCTGTTTCCTCCTCGTTGTTCTCTAGGCAATCCCCCACTAGCAATTAAATCTTCCAAAAAACTTTTTTTATCAGGTATCTGTAAACCAGTTAAAACTGATCGTCTTGGTACAAAATTTAAGCCACTTGCTAAATTTCTGTTTCCTCCTCGTTGTTCTCTAGGCAAACCTTGAGCCTTGCCTCTAACATTTTCCATTGCCTCTCGAATGTCTTTAAATAATGCCATAGTTTTCTTTATGCAGGACGTGCTTGCCCGCTAAAAGCCTCCATTAGTTGGTACATAAGCTCGGTTCCATTGTCTCTATCTGGACCACCATTTGGAGTTAATGTAAGGATGCCCTGGTTGTTGTTCATGTCATAAGAACCAGCGCCTCTAACTGCTTGGCCTGTCATTACAAACTCGCCGTCACTTAACATGGCCGGTATGTCATCGCTTGTCTCTGTGCCTGGTCCGTCAATAAAACCGTTCTTTCTTTCAAAATCTTCCATGGCCACGTTGCCGCCATCGGCATAAGCCATCGGCATAACAGATCCGCCATACATCATACCTTTTGGCTTGCCTCCAGATAATTCTGGAATAGTGCCTTCGGGCAGTAAACCAAACTCAACAGGGTTTGGCGCTTGTTGGCCCATTCTTCTAGCCATCTCGGCCTCAAGGTTGTATCTGCCAGTAGCGTCCATGGCTACGACAGGTGAGAGTGATACGCCTTTTTGGTTTTTAGTATCTTCGTAAGCAAGTTTACCTAAACCAGCAGCTAAAGCTCCAATACCACCAATTTTAGCTAAATCACCCAAACCACCAAAACCTCCGCCACCTCCTCTTGCTCCTGGCGTATATTGGCCTTTTAATATATCCTCGCCAGCTTTTATGAAGTCTGGAGTCCGACCTGCACCTCCAGTAAGAGCTCTTCCTAAATTAAAGTTACCGCCACCCCCGGTCATAGGTATTGAGGATGGATCAGAAATATATTTTCTATATGTAGCAGGATCTACAGAGTTTCCTGCTGCATCAACAAACATATTGGTTTTAGGATCAAGTTGCGATGTCTTCAAGTCGAAACTAGCTGTTTCTTGGCCGCCACCAAACAATCCCGATAATGGGCCATCACCAAATAAACCGGCTTTTGTTGTCAATGCGTTTGATATGCCACCAAAACCTCCAGCTGTACCACCCGCAATAGATGAAACTCCAGGTATGCCCAAACTACTTATACCACTAGCAAGAGCGGTACCTGCACTACCTAATGCACTGCCTAGGCCACCTAGTCCGACTTTTGCCAATCCTTTGGTTGCAAGACCACCTAATCCACCCAAAGCACCACCTAAAGCTGTTCCAACTCCCGGTATAAATGCTGCAATCGGTGCTACTTTCTTAACTACTTTTCCAAGTTTTTTACCAATTTTTTTAAAGAAACCAAATTGTTCTAAACCAGTTGATTCATTGAGACTGGCTATACCCATGCCGACCACTGCCTCTTCTGGGTTAATGCCTAATTGGTTAAACTTGTTTTCAACCATGGATTCAAACTCTGGATCCTCCATCATTTCTGGAGGCAAAACTATTTCTCCTGGTCTTAAATGTGCAAGAGCTGTGTCTTCGCCACCACCTGCTTGTGCTAACTGTTGAGCCATTTCACCCATGGGTGCCATAGACTGGACCTGCAATTTTTCTATCATAGATGCAAGACCCTCTCTTTCTTCGGGGTCATTAGATTTTTCAATCAACCCGCTAACAAAACTTATTGCGTCTGCTGCTGGGTTTTCGCTTGTAGGTGCTTGCATTTGCATGCCAACATCATCCGCATAAAAACCTTGGCCTGGAGAACCCAAACGACCTGCCATTGGATTTGTTTCTCGCATTAATTCCATTTCCCTATTAGAGATTCTGCGTGGAGCAGGGTTTGGGCCTTGTGTTAAACCACTTAGTCTTGTTTGTAAATCTTCGCTTATTGACATATCTATCCTATTGTTACTGTAACTGCACCTATGCTCATTGTAGCAGAAACTCCGGTCACATAAGTTTGGTGCTCATACAGGTTTCTAAATTCTGTTCCATCAAAAGCCTGGTGAACCTCTGTTGTAGTGTTAAATATAATCGAGCCTGTAGCGAATTGCAATTCGCCAAGCTCGGTATTTGTGTAGCCTTTTGTAACATCTAAGTCTGCTGCACCCAGGTTTATTTCTAAAATTCTTATTAAACGGTTGAAAGTATCGACAGTTACCTCTGGCCCTTGTGCTTGCGGCAGTCTTGTCGGTAGTAACTTAGCCATTATCTACGTCCAGATGGTTGTATGTCTAAGCGAGTGTCTCCCAACCTCCATTTAAAATCTTTTCTGTCTGGTTCACTGTTATCGTCATCGGATTCAAAGCGCAATACAAATTGCCTTGTCCTGGTTCTTAAACTTGAAAAAGTGCTTGATGTGCCTATCTGCGTGGTTGAATCGGTTGATAAAGACTGGCCATTAAAGTCTCTTCTTTTAACCACTACATTTACTGCGGGTGTCGGACTTGTGCCTGTTTCTGTTTGAAACAGTATGTCTGGGATTATTTTTTTAAGAAACACATAACTGTCGCCGTCCGTCATATCTATGTCGGCAGATTCTATAAATACATTGTCCATAGAACTGCTGTCATTATTAGCACCTTTTTCGTGTTCGTAAATATATTTAGTGTCGCTTGATTCACCCGCGGCCAGTGGCTTTTCATTAATACCAGAATTAAGCCAGGAGTATCTTTCTAAGGTTCCTATGCTCCAGGAGTTTTCTTCATAGTTATAAATTACATATCTGGAGATCTCATCCGTGTTATCTGTGTTAGATGGATAGAAAAACCATATTTCAGAAAACTCTTCGTTGAGGCCAGCAAAACATTTGAACGCCTGGCCAACATCTAAATCACCGAATACATAATCTTGCACCGAACAAGGCAGCTTTTTGACCGAGCCGTTATAAAAGTAAAAAGCATTTTTTGACATAAAGAAAACGCCGTTTGGGCCATTAGCAAATGCCTTGGGCCCAATGAGGCCAGCGCCTTCATTAATTAGGTTGACTGCAAAAGTAAGTGGTGGCCCGATAAACTGCATGCTGTATAAAGATGTGTCTGTCCAGATCAAAACCTCTTGCCTGGATTTAATGCCGCCGATAATTGTGGATCCACTTGATAAACGCAAAGAACCAGCAGAGTTGGTATTAAGTGGCTCAAACTCCAATTCGTTTTCTTGATCGCTAAATGCAATTAACATTGGATCTATGGCGCCAGTTCTTGAGCCGCCACTTAAAGGATCTGCGCCCAGGACAATTAAATGTCTGTCTGTTTCAGATGTAATAACTTGCAAAGCCTTGGTCGGCACTTTATTGGCGCCAGTGATACCAGATAGCTCTACGGCCCTTGTAGACACGCCATTACTTTCAAGCCATCTGTAAATACCACCATTGCGTGGGTTAATAATTAAGTTCTCACCATAGTTGTCGTGCGTCCACAATCTAAGCTGGTTGGTATCACTCAATGCTGTAGCAGCACCCCAGCCGCCTGCACCCCAGGTACCAACACCCCAACCGGTGCTATCAACGTATACATCTAGGCCAGAATTAATTTGATACACAGCATCGGTTGCAGATCCGCCGTTACCAGAGTCACTCGCGTTTGCTGTAATGATTGTGCCAGCAGTATTTTTAGCTGTTATTTCAAAAGTATTTGCACCTGTAACAAGATTAATTTGATATTCTTGATTTAAAACCGCCGCAGTAATTAAGCCGCCTAAAGATACTGCACTTGAAAAAGTAACAAAGTCACCATTGACAGCTCCATGTCCTGTTTCTGTAACCGTTATAGTTGAGGATCCATTGGTGGCCCCGAATGTAGTTGAATTTGTTGAGGATCTGCGAATCGGAGTAACATCATAATAAACGTTACCGTTTTCAATATAGTATTTGTTGGTTGTGCCTATGCCAAGATATTCAGTGCCGTCTAATGCAATCCAGGCATGCAAACCTCTGGGAGATCCAACAAGAGAGCTGCTTCTGTATTTTTCCCAGCCACCTATTTTTTCAACGCGGCCCTTTCTGAACCGAATAAAGTTACCGTCTACCCAACCACCTTCGTTTGAGTAGTCAGTCTCCTCTTTATTGATCCCTGGTTTAAAATTAACTTTGGTGAGTGGCATTTTTAAATTCTACCATAATAGAAATTTAATTAAGCCAATCTTATAATTGCACCTGTAGCTGTTGCGCCTGGGAAAACAATCGTAAAATCACCTGCGGTAGATGTCTTGTCGCCACCAAAATCAATAGCACAAACTGCTTTATCGCTGTTGGTGTCGTTATAAATCATGCACCCTCTAGCTGTCACAGTCGCATTGCTAAATGTTAAATCTGCAAAATCACAGATTGCAGTAGTTCCAGAGGCCACAGGAGTTACATTTGTCAAAGCGCTACCACCAGATGTGTAATTAGTCCCAGATGCTTGCCCGGTTGTGGTAAATGCTGTAGTGCCAGCACCCAAAGTTGCCGAAGACGTGTAGAGCGCTAATTTAAAAGAATTACCGCTGCTGTTAGTAAAGTTATGTGTTCCAACCAAAAGTTCTTGTTTGAAACTTGTGCATATTGCCGATGTAATTGCCATCTTATAGCTCCTTAATAATATCAGCCATGTCACTGTGACCTTGTTTTTTTAACAAATTTATTAGAGTTGTATTCTTAGACTCTATTGCATTTTTTATAGTATACAAGATTACATCATAAACTTGTTTTTGGAAAGCGAAAGCCTGCTGTTTTACATGCTCTGGTGCATTGTCTGAAATGTCGCAAATTTTCTTGGTTGCTTGTGCGGCCCAAAATTCTGGTGGGTGGCCACCATTCTCTGTGGCATGCACTGAAATTTGTCCTAGTTCAAATAGTCCGTCAACGTTCATCCTTTGTATGGCTCTGGTGGAGCTACATCCTCATTTATTTTTAAACCTTGCTTTTCTAACTCTTTATTTATTTCATCGTAAGGACCAATAATAAACTTGCCTTCATGGGGTATTGCAACCAATGGTTTTTCTAGTCTATGAAAACCATAAAGTTTTTCTGTTGCTGGTACGTTTGAGTCCAGGACAGTAGATCTGCCACTCATACCTACCAATATGTCGTTTTCCATGCACTTGCTTATCCAGAACTCAACACACGCTCGGCCCGCCTCGGCAAAGTGCATGTTTTCTTTGTATGAAAAATCTATACCAAATAGATCTATTCTGCCAACCTTGCTCCACAAAGCGTAAGCTATTGCATAAGCAACCGTGTTATTTAAGTAAGCGCATTTGGTAGCATTGCAAACCTCGTTAATTGGAAACATAACTGGGTTCTTCACTCTCTCGTCAAGTTCGCAGGTGAAAACCGGTACATCTGTGTTGCTAAGTAAACTTGTCATTACATTGGTTTGTAAACCAGCATCGGTACTATCAAAAAATCGGCTTGCTGGATCTAGCATAAATATTTTATCGCACGGGTAAGTTGCCCCGGCAGAGTTGATGCACCAGACCTCATCCCATTCGCGGCCATTTTGCAGGCCAATAGCAAAATCAACCTGGCTAATTCCAAGGCCAACAATTGCAATTTTTTTGCCTTCTAGGGATTGTTGGGGTATGTTTTGAGTTTCTTCTTTTGTTAATTCAATCACTAATTTACGCCGGTGCGTAATAAATCGTATCTATATTCGTCTCGTGTGCCACGACCTTCTGATAGAGTTTTCATTCTAGCTACCGCCTCCTTAAAGCGTCCCTCAAACTGGGCAACGACATCTAGCGGTTCCTTTAAGAAAACTGCGCCTTCTACTAACGTGCCGTACAACAATGCGTCTGGATAATCCGTAGACAAAAATGTTGTACCGCTGTCACTACCACTCGTTAAAGAGACTGGTTTATATAAATAATGTAATTCTACCGTATAGTCTGCATCTGGTACAGGCGCTACCTCAAAAGCCGTATCATCAAACAAAGTATAATATTTTGGTTGGCCCCTGGTCGTGCTAGTAGGAGCGTATTCTTTTACAAAAGACGAATGTTTAAAATCTAAATAGTCGTAAGTATCGCTGCTTATAACCGCAAGACTGAACGGTGCATAGAAATCTGTTGGCGTGGCCAAAAACCTATTATTAGTAGAAAGAGATCCCTGGACATTTTTTCTTTGTTTCGGCAGCTGAACAAGTTTAAATATTCTGTTTTCAGCCTCTTGGATAAAAGTTGGTAGCTGATTGGTAAAGGTCGTTTCAGAGACTTGCAGATAATCCTGGACCGCTGTTTTTAATGTTGAATATGTAAAACTCATGTTGTTGTTACCGTAACTGATCCTATATTAGCACTTATATCAAAAGTTGTAAGCTGAGATCCTAGTTTTCCATCGCCTACGTTTGTGTAAACCACAAAGAAACTATTGTCTGTGGGTTTTTCTGGCCTTGCATTTCTAATCGCCTGCGGATCTAGTGGTGCGGGCCGAGGCATAAGTTGTGGATGTTTAGGATCAAACTGGTCTGGGCCAACCAATAAGCCGTCCCAGGTTCTTTTCATATCTTTTAATTTGTAGCGAAAACCTGTTATGTCACAGATTCCATAAGCATATTTACCCGATGCAAAAGCCATTATGCGTTGTTATAACTGCGAATATCTGGAGATATTCTAAAAGAGGCCCTATCCTCATCCTGTGACAACGCTCTAGTGAACTCTTCTTCATACATGCTTTTTAGCATGGCAGTTCTTTCTGGTGCTCTTTTCATAGATATGTAATAAGCAAGGCCCGCAGTTAAACATGGATAAAAACGAAACGGCACTTCCATGGTATTTGTAGCTGAATCTGAGTCATCCATTCTGGTTAAAACATTCATAACCACAGTGTAAGTGCTCGACTTATCTGGTGCTGGCCAAACTGAAATTGTAGGTGTAATTTGTTTGTTTATAAAATATTGATTAGGCTTGCCCGTTGATGATTTATTAACAATGTGTGAGTATTCTGCTCTGCTTAACCTGGACATAGGCAGATCTGTGGTTTCTGAGCTTACTGTTTCGCGTATAAAGACGTCTAATACATCTATGGGTGCCGTACCATTGGTGCTATCAATGTTGTATTCTGTGGTGTCTTTAACCATGGTCACGGTTTTTTGTGCAATGGTCCACTGATTTAAACCTCTGTTGGCCCACTCTGCTAACATTAAGTTTAAACTTCTATTGGCGCTTTTAAGGTCATAACCTGTACGCAATTCTAAACCGCAACGCTCAAAAGCCTCTTCTATGTATTCAGCTACGTCTGGCTCAAAATTTTTACTGCTAGATGTTGCCATTAATCCTCCGTGTCGTTATACAAGTTATCAAAAACTCGATTTACGTCTAAGGTATAGTCTAAATCAGATTTAGAGTAATGTATATGAGCAGAAGGTCGGAAGTCGGGTGCACCCTCTCCATGAGTGAACCAAGCTGGATGTGTAACTCGGACACGATTATTAGGCAAAGCCACTATGTTTCCTGTCCATTCACCAGCATCTAAAAGCTCCATAACGTGACTTTGTTTGTGTTGTGCTGGATCATCCGCGATTTCGCTTTCGGTGTAGTCAACCGTGAACATGTATTTAGCTGGAAAAAACTCGCCGTCAATCTTTGCTATCCAGGGACAAGGCGTTGCCCTATCAATTACATAAACCGCATGATGATGGGATGAACAATCCCAGGGTTGTGCATCATGCACGGCCATAGGTTCTGGCCACTCTTCAAAAACCGTGTCACCGACTAAAGCTGTAATCGGCATCCTGGCCCACATAGCACCACCATGAACCGTATCTTCTGGTTCGCCATCTGGAGCTATGCCTGTGAAAATAACCTGGAAACTTAGACATCTACATGGCATTGATGTAACACCAACGGCCATCGCATGTAAAAACTCGCCATGATATGCCTCATGGTTATGAGTGTATTCTTTTCTTACCCAACACTTAAAGTAGGGGATATTTGAATGTAAGTACGCCACAATACTTTAATGTAAAACTATTTTCTGCCGTAAAGGCCCATGTTTTTCTTGCCATTCATTCTTTTTTTGCCGCCCATGGCACCACCTTTAGACATCATTTTGCCGCCTTTACGCATGCCTTTGGCCATCATTTTGCCGCCTTTTTTCATTTTTTGTGGCGCTTGTTTTTGCTTGAGTTGCGGTTGTTTTTTACTGCCAGCTTTTTTTGCAACGCTTTTCAAACCTTTTGTTAATTTACCACCTTTGGCATAACCTTTAGACTTCATCTTGCCGCCTTTTTTCATGCCTTTAGCTTTCATTTTACCCTTCATATTTACTCCTATGATCTGCCGAATAAACCCATATTCGACTTATTTGAAATTATACCGCCTTTTGCGGCAAATGTTTTAACATTTGTAGGCTTGCCACCTACCCCTTGTTTTTTAGCTCTTTTTCTGCTGACCGCAGATTTAATTTGTGATTTGCTCATCCTTGCAGCTTTTGCAGCCGGTACACATTTTGGGTATTTTCTTTTAGCGTCTGCTTTTTGTTTAGATCTGCCACACTTTGCAAAGCCACCGCCTTTTTTCTTAGATCCTATGTCAACCCAATCTTCTTTAAACCATTTGGTTAAGCTCATTTTTTCTTAGTCCTTCTTATGGCCTCTTTGCCACGTTTAAATACGTTTGCTATGCCTGTTTTGCCCATAACCTTGGCCCTTTGCTCACCAACCGTTAAAATTTGTATTTTTCTAGCGTAAGGTTTTTTTATTCTTTTTACCTTATTGACCGTGGCTGTTGCATCAGCCATAGTCTTAAATTTTATACTCACGGTGTCTTTTGGGTTCTCGTCAGTATATAAACGCCTGCCAGATCCTTTAGGTTTTTTGCCTGTTCCTTTT